ACCAGTTGTTCCATCTCGGACATGACATCACTTTGGCGTTGCTCGTACGCTTTCCACATTACTCGTGAACGACTGCCATAGCGTGCAGTTAGCGCACGGCCAAGAGAGCCAGCCATAGACGTGTCAAACATGGTGCCTGTTGCGCCTTTCCATTGAATAGCAAAGGTGCCCACATTCGTGGTGTTACCGCCGTATTCCTTAATCGCTCGAGTATTGATCTTGGCAGCAATCTTTTGTTTCATGCCAGGAATCCACGGCAAAATCTGAAACCCAGATTTGGTCTGCCAATTGCGCGCCATACCAGACAACGGGACGCCAGTAGGCACAAGCTTGTTTGCATCGTCAATAACAGGCTGGACGATCTTCTTGTAATCCTTGGTAATTTCTCGGCGTAAAGATTTGTCAATCTTGTTAAGGGTCTTTAGAGCATCCTTAAGCCCTACGACCTCTACCTTTGCCGATACTTCCGCCACGTTATCTCCGTTTTTTGTTTGCGTCGTTAAGCACTTTAATGACCGTTGCAATGTCTCGAGCGTCAAACACAATGTCGCTAGGCCACCAACCGACCGCGACCAGAACCTCTGCTAGTTGGCGGCGGTAGGTGCCGCGTCCGTAGGGTTTGGGTCAGTCTCGTCCAATACCGGAATGATCTCCAGCTCTGGGTTTTTGCTAATCCATTCACGCCAGTTGTCACCAATCTGTTCGCCTTTAAGTTTCAAGATCGTGTGCATCCAACAGCAGTAATCGCTGTACAGCGGTTGCGTTGATAGTTGCTGGATGTTGCGGCGCTCGAGTCTCTCCCACTCGGTCACCACAAACAGGTTGGTGTAGTAATACTCGGGTGCGCTGTCGGGCGTGCGCTTTAACTGCAACTTGATCTTCATGTTTCTCCTATGTCGGCTTGGAGCCGTGATTATGGTGCGGTCGTGTCGAGCGTCAGCGCGCCACCCATGAACGTAATGTCATAGGTTGACAACTCGCCAAGGGATGCGTTAATAACTGGCAACGACTCAAGGTAGCAACCAGTCAAAATAAACTTCGGGTTAGTTGCTGACTCTGCACCTGACGCTGGGGTCAAGGTGATGTTGGTCTTAGTGCCAACTAATGGGAACAACGTTGCGTAAGTTTCGGTTGCTGCAAACGACGCGTACATCGTCAAGGTCACTTCGTTGTTGACAAGGCCAGCGGTGTAACTGCGTGAGTTAGTGCCGAACGCGGTGTCTTCAAGCGCTTCAACGAGATAGGTCAATGTCGCTGCGCTGCACATGTCGGTCAAATCAACGCTGTTAATTGTGAGGACTGGGTTCGAGAGGTAAGTGCTACTGGCCATAAATGCTCCTTAGGTTATGTTCTGATAGTAGATGATTTGTGTTGCTTAGTTGTGGATTACGAAGTCTGGGCTTGGATAGCGCAATCAAGGTCATAGCACGGATACAACGCGCCACCGATTTCAAGGCTTGACGGACGGCCACCCATAACGATGATCTTTGAGCCAAGCACGGTTGCAACAATGTTAAGAATCTGACGCAGTACCGGCAGACCTGCTGGGCCCGAGCCGATCACCTTGACAGGAAACTCGAGGCGCACCACGTTGCCGTTGCCAGCAATTGTTGTGAAGTTGGGTGCATCCAAGTACACGCAATTTGGCACAAGTTTGGTTGGGTCGTTTATGACGCGCAATCCTGATACAGCTGTCAGCGTTGCGGTGACATCGTCAATCGCTTCGTTGAATAGGTCGGTGTAAGCCATTAGGCAACCGCTGGACGTGGGATGCCGAGCAGCTGCTTGACGATCGGGGTCAGGCTTTGCTGTGGTGCCGAACCCATGCCGTCAAACGTGGCGTAGGTTGCCTCTATTGAGCCCCTAGAGCGCCACAGAGCGGCGCAATACATCAAAGTGCCCAATGTTGCGTCACCACCTGGTGAGGTCGTTAGGGAGTCGATATAACCCGATTCTTGGCGCCTGCGATATGCGAACTGGTTGCCAGCCGACACGGATTGCGTAAGCAACGTGAAGTCGTCTGACGGGTTGGGAATGTTTATGCCTAGGTAGGTTGCCACTTGGCTTGCTGATACCCACGTGCAAACAGGGTCATACGACACGGTGCCAGACGCGGCGGTGCGTTCAACATTGTTAGCGGTCTTAGCGTAAAGCACCTGATCGGCGATCGGCTCTTGATAGTCGTAAAGCAGATCGCCTTGCGTGTCAACGCCAATAAACAAATACTGTGGCAATGCGCGCACGGTGTAGGTGCCGTTAAATGTGGCGTCAACGCCTGCGACCGTGATTGACTGGCCGACTGCAATCTCGCTGGGGGTCAGGAGTTGCAGTACGGCGAAGTCATCAATCAGGTACTTGTTGGTAACTGTGTATGTAGCCATGAGCGGTTATTCCGCTCTCGACTAAGCGATTGCGATTGACTTAACCTGATCGCCGTCTGCGATAAAGGTTGAGACGTAACCGTAGTAGGAGAATGTGCGACCCAAGGTTGCAGGTACTTCTACCGACATGATTCCACGCACTTGCTCGTAGAACTCAATTGCAGCGCCTCGAGCAACGACCATCGTGTTTTCGCTGAACGCACGATCCACAACTAGGTTCAATCCCAATGGGTTAAACGTGTTCATTTGTGTCACGTTTGCTGTGCCCAATCCGTTAACGCCCATCAATCCAGCAGCGCCGGCATACGGGAAAATAGGTCGCTTGTCTGCGTCCAACTGGCTGCCCAGTTTTTTCCAGACATCGGAGCTGACAAAAATGTGGTCAGGCAGGAAGTTGGTTGCTTGCAGGATGTCGGTTGCTGCATCGTAAAGCGCTGCGATCAAACTGGTTGGATCGTTTGCGGTTACTGTCCAAGTTGAACCTGATGCTGTGTCGCCAGCAAGAATTGCGTTACATGCGACTGCATCCGATTGAATCATGTACTGGCCTGCAAGGTCTCGCAAAATGATTTCCATTGCCGCAGGTGAAGTGAAGTCAATGTCTTGTACTGACAAAGTGACCTGACCTGCAAGTGTGGTTTTGCTGACAACGTTTGACGCAATAACTGGGGTAGTTGCTGACACTCCTGAAAGTTCAGGTGACTGTGAACCTACCGAAGTGTGGGTCGTCCAAGTTGGGCGAATCCATGTCTTTGATTGTCCGCCGTCTGGCATTGCGCGAGCGCCTACTGCCGTTACAACTGGACGGATGTAGTTCAAGTCCTCAAATACTGGCCCAAGGACTGGTACTGGCAAAAGACCAGGTGTATCGGTCGTGAGCACATCGCCTGCAGCTGCTTGAAGTGCTGACTGCTTCGACAATGCGAACTCGCGTGCGGCTGCTGCAACGTTGCGGAAAGTTTCTCCGCCGATGTGCATCGCTGCGAGGTATTCGCCTGGTGTTGGCAAATCAAACTTGCGCTTGGCCTGTGCGTAAATTGGTGCAGTAGGGATGGTTGCCTCGACTGCGGTTTCGTTTACTTCGGACATTTCTGGTTTCTCCTCTACTGGGGTTACTTCTTCATTTAACACTACTTCTTCGGGCTCTTGGTGGATACTCGCTGCGACTTTGGTGATGTTTGCTGCATCGCCGAAAGCGCCGATCGGAACAAGGGATAATTCCATCCAGTCGGCTGATTCGATGATCATTGTTCCTTCTTCGTCATACGAGAACTTGGTTGGGTTTACCCCGACCGATACTTGGTCAATGGTGCCGTCTAAGGCCATAACCAACGCGTCATTGCCTAGGGTCGTTGCGCTGATCTTGGCAGTAAACAGCATTGCATCATCGGTTGACACTCTTTCCAGCACGATGCCGACTGGCATATCGGCTTGGTGATACATGAACAGGCGTGGCGCTTTGCCCTCGACTGGCAATGAGCCAGGACGGAAGATCACAGCTGTACCGTCCGAAACTACTGCCGGCACGTTGTACGGAACAGCGGTTCCCGAAATGGTGCGGCGTGGGGCGTCACCCTTTGCGGCGTCAATCGTAAAATCTCCTGCAATTAACTTGATCATCGTGCTAACTCCTCTTGTGTGTTTTCTCTAACGATTTCTTTACGGTCGTCCATTTGATCGGCCATAAAGTTTTCTTCTAGGTATTCATCTGCGTCAAACTCAACATAGGTTCCGCGCGGTAAGACGTTGTCCATCGACAGCGCACCAGAAATTGCATCGGCGTACAATTTGACACCGAACAAATAAAGATCGGCGCGCGCTTGCTGGGATGACTGGTACGAATATGCGCCAGTAGCAACGCCCACCAAATAGGGCGGAACATTTGCCAAACGCGACATTTCAAGCGCCTGATATTGCGATGCCTCAATCAAAAGCATCTTGTCTGGAGTGCTGTTTGTTTCCGTGTATGTCAAATACTCGTTAAGCGCAGCGGTCTGGTTGGTTGCTCGAGCGGCGTTGAACGCGCTGGCCAAATCAGCCAACTCTTGCGCGCTAAGCGGTTCGCCACCTGTTTGCTTAAGTACGCCAGCAGGGATGCTTGACGATGCGTTACGGTTGCGCGCTGCTTCAAGTTTTAGCGCGGTTTCAACTGCGCCAGGAGCCGAATAAATCAATCCTTGATCTGGCGACAAGAACTGCACAAGGTTTGCTGGGTCAAGCATGCCACCGTTGAAATACACTTCTTTGGATGGTGCAAACCACACAGGGCCAACCATGTCGGTCGTGGTAATTGAGCCGGCAGGCAGTCGAGTAAACGTGGCAGGGTAGCCGTCAGCGGTGCGCGATGTGATGTACCAAAACGCGCGACCAAAGAACAGCAAATCGTCTAGCGTCCACGACATTAAAAATTGGTAACTGACGGTGGGGTCTGGGCGATGCAACCAACTGCGTGGCGCAATGTAAATGCGCTCCATTTTTTCACCGTTCCAAAACTCGTTGTACATGCGTAATGGCATTGAGCCGATAACGGACTTAAACAGCGAATTAGCGCGGTTGATAGTTGGCACGCTGACTGCGCGGTTGCGCGCTTCGCCTTCTTGGTAACTGTAATACTGGCCGATCATGCTTACGCCTTGCGCGTTACTTGTGTAACCGCCAGCGACCGCAGCTGCCACGCTTGGCGCTGGGCTTATTGCTGCTTTTCGGGTTTTGTTAAAGATCGCCATGTTCCTACTTTGTCATATAAGTGGCAACCGCGCATGACTTATCCGATTCCGACAAAAGGCAAGGTGCGCGGTCGCCGCGTTCATCTTAGTTATTTACCGCGACAAGCATGGGCTTTCCGCTGTTGACTGGACGGGCACACATGCCAATTCCCCAGACCATTGTGCGCGCTAACTCAATCGGGCCAGGTGATCGCTTGCTTGATAGCACGATCGTGTTGTCGGTGCGAACAGCAACAGCGCGCTGGACGTGTTCGGCTAACAGTTTTTCTCCTGTGTGCAATAGGCGTGCTTCGGCGATCATGTTTTTGGCAAGCGGCGTAAACCGTCCTAGTTCGGCGTAACCAACCACGACCCTGCGGCGCTCGATGTTCGGTGGGCATGTGGCGTCGACGGTTGGCGACAACGCAAACCTGATCGTGGGGTCTTTGGCAAGTTCTTGCACGTTCTCCCACAGCTCGGTAATTGACTCGGCAATGAACGCAACGGTGACTAGCACCCGACCGTCTGACAGGTTGACGCATCTGGTTGCGCTGTATCGGGAGTCGTCCAGCGAAGACTCAATCGCCACGACGCCACCGCTAGGAATATCCCCTGTGTACTCAAGGGACGGCCAACGGCCTGGCTCAATCCATCCGCGCACAACACTCACCCAAAGGTTTAGGGATGCGCGCAAGAATGATGCGCGATCAGGGTTGGTTGATTCTTGCCTAATTGTGTCCATGTCCAACGTGTGACCGAGCGCAGGATTACCCCACGCCCATGATGCTGGATGCAGCGGGTCGAGGCTTGGGTCAGGAGACCATTCCGCCATGTACATTGTGGACGGTTCGCCTTTGTCAATTGCTCGAATGCCAGCCTCACGCCAACGCTGAAACAGCACAGATTCTTCGGTACCAGCAGTTGAGAAGAAACACGCCAGCGGATTTTTGCGAGCGCGCTGTGCCGGCAACAGACCCCCTTCCACGGAATCAGGGTTGACGTCAAACAACTCGTCAACGATCACTAAGTCAATGCTCATACCGTGACCTTGGTTTGGCTTTAATGCTTTGACCCACCACTTGCTGCCGTCTGGCATTGTCGCCTGATAACGGCCGTACGACTTGACAATCTTGGCGCCGTAATACTCCTCAAGGATTGGTGCCAAATCATCAAACAACAAACACGCCAAATCCAAACGGTGCGCGCCCGAAACAACAGTCTGCTTACCGCCTCGAATCTTCGGCATCTCCACAAGCCAAAACAAGATCAACGCTTGGATGATTGTTGTCTTACCGTTCTGACGTGCGACCGACACAAGGCTCGAGCGATGCACAAACTTCTGATCAGCGTCAACTGCCAGCATTCCTTCAAGAGCATGTATTTGCCATGGCATCAAATCAATCTGCAGCACCTTTTTAGCCATGTCCCCCACAAGTCCAGCTAGTGAGCCGGCATGGTCAGGCACCATCGTTTCCAAGCGCGGTCGGTCATGGCCAGTTGGCGCTGGTTCAGGCTGATCGGGGCTGGTGGCGACAAAATGATGGA